CAGGTCGCAGAGTTAAGTAATGCCAGCGAAAATGCTTCGATGTCTTTCATAATTCCTTCAAACAGTACATATTAATGACCTTCGGCCCTGTCATTTTATCTGCTTTTGCGCCTTTTGTAGCAACAATTTTATTCTGTTGATGCACTAATTTCCATAATACCGCTTTAATGGAATGGGGTTTAGCCAACAATTCTTTTGCAATCTCAGCTTGCGTAATGTTGGGTTTTTGCTCAAGCAAGACCAAAATATCCTGCGCAAGCCGTGGTCGGCGTTTTAACTTTTTCATAATAAACAGTTCCCTATAAAACTCTTACTTTTACCATACCGCCTTTTTGCTGGCTAACTTTGTATGTGCAATTAATTCGTTTGTCGTTGACCTTCCAAGCATCGGCCAGACCGTCTTGCCCAGCTTTAAACGAGGCAATCATATTGTCTAAGTCCCTCGGACGGTTATCTGGCGGGTAAAACTCCACCTCCAAAAAAATTGGTGCGTCCTCTACGATGTGTTCAATAAACGGTATTGGTTGTTGCAACGCCAGAATGCGGACCGTAAACCGATATTTTTTCTTAGCCGATGCCACCGGACCCCAATGCCCGCGGTAGTTGGGGCTTAGTTCTTTAGGCGGCCAAGGCAGGCTGAGTCTATCGGAGAAGTTTTTGGATTGTGTCATTTAGTACCGTCATTTCAGTTTGTTTGGTTGCGTTCCATATGGATTTGCGACCATGAATGCCGTTATGGCTGCCTTGGTGGCAATCCTTGCAGAGCGGAATACAGAGGTATTGGAGGCCTTGTTCAATATGATGGGCATCTGAGGGCTCAGACACGCCACAAACGCCACAAGGCAACAATTTAATGCGTGTAAGGTGGTTTTTTTGGGATGCGGTCAGTTTATTGTTCATTATTTACCTTGTTGATCCGCTCACCAATCCAACGCATTACCGGCACCGCCATAGAATTGCCCATGGCCTTATATCTTGGGCCATCTGGGCAGTTTTCTCTAATGTTTGTGTAGTTATCAGGAAAGCCTTGCAATCTCTCGCACTCAACTGGTGTCAGTCTGCGGACAGCCATATTGTTTGCCATCGAGACTTGGTTATCTCCCATTTCTGCTCGTAATGTTGGGCTAATTTCTTCACTAAATCGATTGGGATTACCTTCTCGTTTTGTAATACCAGGCTCAAAACCATAAGCAACAGAATGAGCTGGGTATCCACCATCACCGCCTGATCTAAGGGTTGGGCTAATGTTATTACCAGCATCTCTTGCTGCATCACATTGAGTAAAGCCAATAGATTGAGCAACCCCATGAACACTAGTAGCATTTAGGGTATACATAGGCCCGCCCTCAGTAAAACCATTGCCATTACCGCCATTCATAGGTTGTCTGCCAATGGTATTTTCTGCTAAAGCAATAGGCAAACTTTGTACCAAATGTCCTTCTCTGCCGCTAGCATTGCAATTTAATGTAGCAGCAACTTGAATTGGCTTAATTCTACTGTCTTGATTGTGCCATTCATAAGCAATATTTTGCACAAAGGGAATATTGCCACCACCAGAACCCCATGTACTAGTTACTGTTTGGCATACATCGCCCATTTCTCTTACTCTGCTATCGGATGGATGGTTTTCGTAAACAGCAAAAATATGTCCGCTATTGATTGATTGGTGGCTTAGTTTTTGACCACCACATTCTGTATCCAATGCACCCACGATAAATGTTTCTGAGCCACCGCTTAGGACTCCTCCACTTGCTTTGGTTGTTCCGGCAATGACATCTTCACGATATTGTCCAAAGCTGCTTTCAACATAGCCGGCAACACTTTGCCTCGTCTTTCTGCTCGGTTTAGGATTCCCTGACAGGCTCTCGGACTCAAATAATACTTCTGCGGGAGGTCTCCAGTCTCCAAGATATCCGACAACAAAGACTCTACGCCGTCTTTGGGGGACTCCAAAGTATTGAGCGTCAAGCACCCGATATGCGAACCCATACCCGCATTCTGCCACCGCCCCAAGAAAGGAACCAAAGTCCCTTCCACCGCCTGAACTGAGGACACCTGGCACATTTTCCCAAACGAACCACTTGGGTCTAAAGTGGTCAAGTATTCCAACATAGGTAAGGGCAAGATTTCCCCTTGGGTCCTCAAGTCCTTTCCTAAGTCCTGCAACAGAGAATGATTGGCAGGGAGTTCCTCCGACCAAAAGTCCAATTGTTCCGTCAATTTTCCACTCCTTGTATTTAGTCATGTCACCGAAATTGGTAACATTGGGGTAATGATGGGCTAAGACTTGGCTAGGAAATTTCTCTATCTCACCAAATCCTATGGGGTTCCATCCCATGTGATGCCAAGCAACTGTCGCTGCCTCAACTCCGCTACATACGCTTAAATAGTTCATGCGGCCTTGACCGATCCGCGCAATACCGCAGCCTTAAATAAATACGGTTGGTCAAACTGACTCTCCAAAATGCCCAATTCTTTGCCTTTAGCCACAATGCCAGGCCATGTTTCATGCCATTCTTTACCGTCAACCACGCCAGGCAGGGTCACTTTTAACTCGTCAGACCAACGCTCTTGGCGTAACCATGTGGCGGGATAGCATACAAACTGACCATCATTCTTACGCCATTGGTCTGAGCGGATTTGTTGCCGAATAGATTCCAACAGTTCTTGCAACGGCGGGCGGATGCCCTCGGTTTGTTTCCACGCCTTACGCGCATCGCCCTTGGCCACACGGCGTGGGTAGGTTTTCCAAAATTCATCAAAGTCTGTCATTTATCCCTCAACCAAATAGCTAAACAAGCCAAAATAGCAACAACCAAAATAAACCAAGAAAAATCCATTAATGACGGGGTTTGCGCAGAATAGGCAATCATTCATCGCCCCGCTCACGAATAGCCTTGGCTATGTCCTCTTGTTCCATGCCTTTAAACCAGGACATCTCAGCAACCTTGGCGCATTGTTCACGCTCGTAATCAGCTGCTCGTTTAATGGATTGAACCAGCTGGTCTCTGGCAATTCCTCTAAATGCTTCAAGCAAATTGTTTGCAAAGCATTCCAGTTGTGATTCGGTGGCCGACCAATTTTTTTTGGTTCTTACCATTCCGCATTTAAGGGCAACTTCTTCTAGGTCATCTAAGGTCATATTGTTCTCCTTGTTGCAGAGAATAAATGATTAAGAAATAGTTTGCAAGGCAGTTTTTATTTTCTATTTCTTTTTGTCATAGGTTACCCAAGGGTGATAGCCATGATCACTTTAGCACCAGCAAAGATTAGTAAAACAATCCAGCCTATGCGCCCCATAAGGCAACGATTCATCCTAGCCTAAGTTGTCTATCACCCATGTCTTAGGCTAGTTCCGCAGTCCCTCGTTGACAGGCTGCACCGGTAATCTGGTGGTGAGCCGATACCGTATCTACTGTTCCGCGCAGCCGATTTAGGCTCTTAATAACGCTCGGAGTACGGTCAGCAGGCAACAAAAAACCCCAAACTCTTGGGTGGTGCGGCCTGGCAGGGCATCCTTGGAATAAGTCCTCATTAGATCAAAATGACCAATTCCAAGCATTTATCGCACCACCGAAAAATTCGGGGTTGCTGATCATAATGAGATTCCAACAAGTGCCACCTTGCTGACCCCTCTATATTACCACGGCTAGGCAAGTAGGCATACGCCTATTTTTAGTAGGCAAGCGCCTATTTTTATAGTGGTTTACCCTAGTTTTATAGGTATTTTCCCTAATTTTGATAAAAAAACGCATAAATCGGTTGCAAACAGTAAATAAACAGTTTACTATTCATTTACGGTCATTTGATCGGCAAACAAAATCGGAGAGAAAAATGAAACAAGCAAGCATACAAATGTCACAACGCCAAGCCCAAATGGTATTGGAACTTTTAAGAAAACAATTAGAAGAAAAAAATAACAACGATTACCAATATTTCAAAATTGTTGGTGACGAAAAAGCTGAACAGTTTAAATCTAACCAAATTATTGAAAAACAATTATTGCGTTCTTTAATTGCAAATATTAAAGATGCCGCAGAAATTGCTTAATTAAATTACAACCATATTAATCGGAGAGAAAAAATGGACGATTTACAAGACTTACATCACCACCAGCAGCTGCAGCATCAAGAGCAGCAGGCGCAACCAGCTTACTGCGACTACATCGCTCACATAATTAAAAGAGCCCTTAACGCACCTGACCCATTAGACATTGTTTATGGTACTGGTCGCATTCATTGGGACTTAGGCCCAGAGGGTCAGTTTCTTAGTACCAAAAAGCATTTGTTTGTTGTTGATTGCAATGGCCGTCATTACAAAATAACCGTGGAGGAATTATGAAAGACACCAAAATTAACCAAGTAGCGCAACATTTAATTAAAAAAAGAAAGATAACCAGCTGGGAGGCAATCGAGCGCTACCACGCCACACGCCTAGCTGACATTATTTTTACCCTAAAGGGCAAAGGGTGGAACATTGTTACCGAGATGGTAAAAGAACCGTCTGGTGTGCGTTACGCCGTTTATCACTTGATGTCAGGCATTCGCAAAGGCAGGGCATGATGAGAAAAACTAACTTTGAGGCAAACAAATGGCAACGTAATGTGTTTACTAAAAAAGAATCTCCTTGGATGGAGGCCTTTGCTGCAGTAGGTTTAGTTGTATTTATTTTACTTTTAGCATTTATTTAATCGGAGGGAATATGCAAAAAATAGCAACCGCGTTAGTCAAGGCACAAAAAGCTTTCGGACCTGCGCTCAAATCGTCCACCAATCCACACTTCAAATCAAGATATGCCGACTTGGCAGCTTGCGTTGAGGCCGTGATTGATGCCCTAAACAACAATGGAATCGCTTTGGTTCAGCAGTCCCATGAATGTGCGGATGGAATCATCATTGAGACTATTTTTATCCATGAGTCTGGTGAAATGATTTCGGGTGGCAAACTCCATGTGCCAGCTACCAAACAGGATGCCCAGGGGTACGGTTCGGCCATGACCTATGCCCGGAGATTCAGTTTGCAAGCAGCCTGTGGCATCGCTCCGGTGGACGATGACGGCAATCAAGCATCGCGCCCAGCCAAACCTAAATCGACCCGTACCAAGGCAGAGATTGAGACCTTGATTACGGCAGCCACATCAACCGATCAACTGACTGCAACATGGAAAACATTGGCAGCAGACGAGCGCGAAATGGTGCGGGACTTTGCAGCTAAACATAACGAAAAACTGAAAGGTGACCAAAATGCGTGAACCAAACCCATTCCAACAAGACGGAACCTGGTGGAATGACCGCCTTGGTAAGTTGACCGGTTCTAGGATGGCTGCGGCCATGAACTTTTTAAAGTCTGGCAAAGAGTCTAGTGAACGGGAGAACCTGCGTTACGAGGTGGTGGCCGAGCGCATTACCAACACCTTTGCCGACAAATACATGACCTCAGATATGCAATGGGGCGTAGAGCAGGAGGCCGCCGCTAAGGAGGCCTTTGAAAACCTCACCGGTTTAATGGTTAAGGATGTCGGCTTTATTGACCATCCAAGCATTGACCATTGCGGGGTAAGCCCTGACGGTTTTGTGTCCGATGGCTGCTTGATTGAGGTCAAATGCCCCAAGACCAAAACCCATATGAAGTATGTGGCCAACCAGGCTATCCCACCAGAGTACAAACCGCAGATGCTTTTGCAGTCGGCCTGTACTGGCAAGGATGTCTGGTTTGTGTCTTACGACCCGCGTATGGGCGAGGGTAAGGATTTATTTATTAAGAAATATGTCCCGACCCCAGAGGAGTTGGCAGAGGTTGAGGCAGCTGCCGAAAAGTTTTTAGCTGAGTGCGATGCACTATTTGAGTTTTTTAATGATGAATCGAATTATTTTGATAAAGGGAGTTTTTAATGTTAATGATCGGATTAGCCCGCCTGGGCAATGACCCAGAAGTACGCTTTACACCAGACGGTAAAGCCGTTATGGATTTGTCCTTAGCGTTCTCATATGGCCGTAAGGTTGATGGCAAGCAGCCGACCCAATGGGTCAACGGAACCATGTGGGGGGATAGATGCGAAAAATTAAGACCCCACCTCACCAAAGGCCAGCTATTGTTTGTCAGCATGACCGAACCCCATGTAGAAACCTATAAGCGCCACGATGGCACCGAGGGCGTTACTTTAAGGGCTAGGGTAGGCGAATTAGAGTTTGCTGGGTCCAAACCCGATTCTCAACCGCAAACGCCTCAGAACGCCGGAAAATACCCTTCACGGGCATATGCGGGTGACATCAACGATGACAACCCATTCTAGGAGAGGGGCCATGAAAATGATCATAGCCGGTGTTTGTTTACTGTTTTTAAGTGGCTGCGGCATCTTGCCCGACAAAAACGCCATGCCAGAGCAGGAGTTAATAGTTGATGAAAAGGTTCATTCTATGAGCCGCCTTGAGGTAGTTACGGCCATTCAGGATTGCCAGGTTGCTAAGACCAGAGCCGTTGTCATTTACGGTAAACGCAAAGTTGGCGGTATGACCCGCGATATTGTGGTGGATGTAACTTGCGCCCCGCTCTATTGATTGTCGGCGCAGTTTTGTTGGGGCTCTTGCATATGGAGGCCGTTCATAATGCGTACCGTGAGGGTTTTACAGATGCCATGACCTATGAAAAAAAGAGCCCCACCAAAGAGGCAGGGCAAGAGGGTTTAAAGGAAACAAACGAAATCAATATTTAGTGTATCACGCGTAAGGACGAGTACCGCTGCGATCAATAATCAATGCCTGTTGCCTAGGTTTATCCTCTGGGTCATTAGGGATTGAGATATGGGTCCAGCGGTCAAACTCTCTGATAATCTGGTCATAACCAAGACCCGCAGCCATAATGGTTTTAACCACCTCATCGGGGGTCATGCCTGGGATGCGAATGTCTGCAGCACAACCAATCCGGTGTTGGCTAGTGTCCTTAGAACCTACCGCGTCATTAACCTGTTTGCAGCGAAACGCCGAATTAATCATTACGGGCTTGTTACCTAATACAGTTTTAACATCCTCTAGAAATGTAGCTAAACGCACAAGGTTGGCCATTTCTGACGCATTAGGGGTATTGTCAAATTGACGGTGATCCGTATGGGTCAGTTCGTCAAGGGTGAAATGAGGTGATAAGTGCATGGTTATTCTCCACAGTAAGCGTTTCTTCTAATCCATTCTTTTCTAGCATTGCAATTTGAACATAAAATTTGATAACAATTTGGAAAATTATTTTTAATCATACTGCTGTAAAGTTGATTTCCAGTAATCCTTCTTCCAGCTTTATCAGTATGATCTTTTCCGTTATCAAAAATATGATCTACATTTAACACTATTGGGTCAGATTCTCCACATTTATTACATTTGCCACCGTAAGCATTTATTACTTTAATTTTATTGTGCCAGCGTAATTTTTGATGTTTTAAGTTAATTTCATTAAATGTTTTTGGACTAATCCAATGTGGCTTACCTTTTTGGTTATAACCATTTAAAACATAACCATCTTCTCTAATTAATCCACGCTTTAATTTCATTAAAACATTTTACATGAATTTTATTCAAATTCATTTTTTCAGCATTCCTTTTATTTCTTCGGTTTTGCTCTTGCTGCCTTGGCTTGAACCAAAGTAAAACGATAAGACTTGGCCCGCAGCTGAGGTTATAAACCCAAGAGCAAAAATAACCAGTTGCTGCTGGTTGTCTGGCGTATCAACAAACATCAATACGCCAATCAAGAAAAACGCCAATCCTACGACACCAAGGGCTAAGACGGGTACAACCAGTTTATCTAGTTTGGTTGCGTGTTCAGATGTAGCCACCGCAGCATAAGCCTGGCGGGCAGAGTCGCGGTCTTGGACTTCCAGCTTGGCATATTCCAAGTCTAATTCTTTAAGTTTTAGGGTCATTTCAGGATTGCCCGTAAGCGCCTGGGTAACCCCTTCCACGGTTGCGTCATCAATCCCTAACTTGCTTGCAATCCAACCTACGGCAGCGCCACCAGCTGGGCCGGCAACCGCAGTTGCTAGTACGGGCGCAACCCCTTTAAGTATTCCTAATAGCGTATCCATGAATTAATCCCCATACAAATAAACAAAATTGCTGCCATCCAAGTAGCTACAAGTAGGTCGTATCGATTCATTTTTTAGACCTTTCCTCAAGTAACTTAACCCGCACATGGAGGTCATGGAGTTCCTTATACAGTTCCTCACGCATCTTTGCCCTGCGCTCGGCTGAAATAGGACTGTCTGTTGGGACGCCTTCGTTAGTAATTAAGGCTGGCATCTTGCCTTCAATCTGGGTAAGGCGGGTCTGGAATGACGATACCTGACCAAGCAGCCAGGCAATACAAGCTACCAAAATTGGTATTACCGCCTTTAAGACATCTTGCATATTCATTTTTTAGACCCCCATACGATGTAATAAGCAATCCAAGCAGCCACTAGAAAACACCAAAACTGAACCCATTTAACTTTTGCCAACTCCGCATCAAAATACTTGCGGTCCTCTTTTTCTAGCTTTTCAATCTCAACTTTAATATCAATTAACTTCTGCCATTCTTTGGTGCCGTACTTCTTAATAAAATCTATGCGCAGCTGGTACTCCTCATCGGAAATCTTTTTGCGGTGTTTGTACTCCTCAAGGGCTTTAAATATTGCCCGCTCTTTCCTTAACTCCGCTTCCCTGCGTTCCCGAATCCTTGCGTTTGCTTGCTGCTTTGCAACATCTACTGCTTCCTTTTGTACTTCTTCAATGTTCTTGCCAATTTCTCTACCGGCTTCTCTACCGGTTTTCATCCCTTCGCTGATGCCCTTGGCACCAGCGGATAGCCCCAGTTCGTCTGACATATATCATCATTTTTTTAATTTTTGCCATATGTCCGCAACCGGCATTGAGTTAATTTCTTTCCATCCAATAAAGGTGCAGGCAAACATAATGAATAGGAAAAAAGCAAACAATGCAGTAAATATAAGCACCGCAAAAATAGCAACAAATAAAGCAAAAATATTTAATATGGTGGTTAACATTTAGTGGGCCATTAGCATAATGGTTAATATAAATAACAGGATTGCGCAATAAATGCGTTTTGCCCAATACTGTTTATTAAGTAAACGCGGGTCGTGAATTAGGTAACTCTGCAATTCCAACATATCCTCATCGCGTTCAATGTACTTTGGTTTAAGTGGATTAAGGTCGTATTTACAACCAATCTTAATTTTGCCATTGTTATATGGCACATCCATTACTTGTCTGCCTTGTCGTTTAATCGGTCAAAAAACGAGGCCATGATGCTTTCCAGCTTGTCAAACCGTGCGGCCATCTCAACCCGTACTTCTTTTAGGTCATCGCGGCGCACATAAAGTTCCCGCAGGTCTTTTTCAATCTGGTGAATGTCTCTGCGCAACTCTTTGACAGAATCCCAGAGTTCTCTAGCAAACCAGCCAATGGACGCAATAACGCATCCAAGGCCAATATTGATAATCGTTTGCCATTCCATATTATGTTTTCATTATGTAGCAAAGAGCATAGTAAGGAGGCAAATTAGCATTTGTTCCCGATGTTCCTGCATTATCAATTACTATTCCAGTTGTGCTAGTGCTTGACTTACCAACAGTTGCTGCCGTTGCAGTTCCGCCTAATATATATGCAGAAACACCAGCTGACGATTGATTGGTATGTGCAATTTGTTGAGTATTGTTAACTGGTGTGTTGGTATTTACCGTAGCATCTGCAGCCAAAAAGTGAGTATGACCAGCGTCTGTAACTGTATGGGTATGAGTTACAGTAATAGCATTTGCAGAACCTCCAGTAGCATTTACAGCATAAGTAGAACCTGCGCCGACAACAAAACGGTCTCTTAAGTCTGGGGTGCCGTTTGAACCGTTACATAAAACATATCCAGCAGGGATTGATCCAATTGATCCTGACCATAACAAAATACCTCCTACTGGTATAGGAGTTGCTGCCGGTGCTGCTGCATTAATAATTCCATATAAATTGTCATAAGTTTGTATGGTTACATCCGCAGAAGTTTTTAAAACAAATTTGTAAAAAAATCCTTCTGTTAGCCAAATGGTTGATGGTGGACGGCCATCCGTACCTAAGATAATGGGATTGGTATTAGCAATTAAACCGCTAGAATCGGTATAGGTTGCAAGCGGGGTAGTTGATCCAGCTTGGTAGGTAAAAATCTTACCGGCATTTAATGGCAGGCCATCATTATTAAAAAACTGAAAACCGTTGCCTATGGGGGATAGATTGACTGCCATAATTATTGTCCTTTACCAACATCTTTGAGGGGAATCATCTTTTTCTGAGCGCGTTTTAATGCAGATTTTTCTGCCATTGCCACACCCTTTTTTGCGCCATACATACCGCCAACAGTCGCACCAACTCCAGCGCCTGGAACTCCGCCAAAAGCACCTCCAACCGCTCCGCCGACAGAAGTTCCTAAAGTTCCAAGTAATGGGGCCGCGCCCAAACGAATTAAATTATGGGCCTGAATGGCTGCGCCAGGGTAAGACGCGTCATATTTGACTAGGTGGCCAGCATCATGTAAGTCCTTGACCATCTGCGCCAACTCTTTATCTTCCATCAATACGCCAAGTTTGCGATTGTTGTCATTTAAGTATTTTGTAATATTGCCGGCATTCCATTGGCCTTTATTCTTAGAGCCTTCTTGCAAAATGCGGTTAGCAAATTGAGCCTTAATTTCGGCAATAGCTGCATCTGCTTGGGGCCGTACTTCGTCTGGCATTTCTTTTAAAAGTTTAATTAAGTGCCGCTGCTGGTCTACATCCATACGCTCAACGGTTGAGGCAATCTTTTCAAACGGCACGGCGCGATTCATGGGTGACTGTGGATCGTAATCCATAATCTTAGATACGCCTTTTGGATCATCTAACAAGCGAGAAATTTTAGTGCGAATGTCTCTGGCCTTTTTATAAACATCTTCGCCGGCCACTTTAGTCACATCATTGTCAATCTTATCTTTGAGACGGCCAATAATCCCAGACCGCTCATTGTTCCAGTTGGAATTGATGTATTTGCGCAGTCCTTCGGCTTGTTCTACGGTCATTGGCTTAACTTTGCCATTTGCGTCCAACAAATCATTTTCTTTTAAATGCGACTCAATACCTCGGCGTAAAGCCATAAAGCTGTCGTTTACCGTAAAGTTAGAGTTTGTGTCTAAGAATTTCTGTGTATTGCTTGGTATGACAGCTGGCTTAGTACCAGCTATTTGTTTAGCTTGGATATACGCCTGATCCATTTGGTCATTTAGTGCAGCCTTAAAATCATCAAATGGGCGCGTAATTCGTGTGCCGCGGTCATACAGGGCAGTTTCATCAAGACCTAAAGTTCCGCCCGTGCGCTCAACAATTTTTTGGCCAAAGTTTTCTAATGTTGTTCGCTCATTAGCTAGTGTGTCTCTGTAAAGCTGGCCTACGGGCGCGTCTACTTTACTGGTTTGAAACTCGTTTGCAGCAGCGAATCCATCACCTAAAATAGAGGATTGACGGGCGTTTTCTAAACCAACACGAGCCAATATTTGCTTGCGTTGTTCTTGCTCTGGCAGATTTACGCTGCCTTTTTGTGCGTACTTGACTTCTGGAAATGGCTGCGTATTGGTTGGCGCAGGCATTGTTGGGGTTTGTATTTTTGGCGCTGGTGGCAATGTAGCAGCCGTTCCACCTTGTTTGTTTTGTAATTGAGCCTGAAACTCTGCATAAGTTACTTTTGGTTTGCCGCCTAAAGTTGGTTCAATTCTTGGCGCTTCTGGTGCTTTTGGTACTGCTGTGCCTAATAAATCCTCTACTTTACCCGCAGCAGAAACATATCCCTTTTGGGCATACGGGGCCGCTTTAACCGCGGTACCAGCTGCAATGGTTCCCATCATGTTTTCTACATCGGAGACTGGCATCCCCGTCTTTTCTGCAATAAACGCAGCGCCTTTTTGGAAGTTTTCGCCAACAAAATTAACTAACCGGCGGGTTGCCTCGCTTTGATATTCGGGCGTTTCAGTTACCCCAAATGTTCTGCCCATACCAGACTCAAAGGGCGCAGCAGCTGCCGTGCTAATTTGTTTAGCCTGTTCTGGCGTTTTGCCAATTGCACGGGCTCCAGCATAGGTTACTGGTTCCACAATCCCTGGCACAACGCTGCCAATAGTTGCATCATAAAAACTAGCAGCAGTACGGCCAAACTGGGTTAATGGGCTGGCCTCGCTCATATCTTTAACTTTGCCAACTTTACGGGCTGGTGGCTCGGTTGTCTTAACTTCTACTGGCTTTCCTAAAATCATGTCACCGATAGGGTCGGCAACAGCTTGGCGCATAGCTGGTTGCGCAGCGGCCGGCTTATTTGTTACCTCTGTAGTTACGGGCTCGTTAGTGTACGGCCTAGCCATTGCTGGCTGCGATCCAGAGGACAATTCAAAAAACTGTTTACGAACCTCTAGTGGGTAATTATTAAATTTTTCAGGAGTAGTTAATATCTCTTGTAATAGATTAGGGTTATATCCCATATCAGTAAACCGTTTTACCGCCATTTGCACCTGTGTGGGTTGCAAATTTTCAAAACGAAAACTATCTCCAGACGGTTGCTGGGATGGCGGTTTTGAGCCACCTAATATAAGTTGGCCAATGTCTTGCATTACAAATCACCTGAATTTGTTAATTTTACTAAATTGTTGTATTTACGATACAGGTCTTTACGCTGGTTGTCATCCATATCACCAAGCAGTTTGTCGGTTAATTCCTTGCGTTTATTAACATCTTTAACATCACGCGCAATGTTCATAATTTCAAAAATACGCGAATCAGCATTAGATGACCACATCTGCTGGAATCGTTTAGCATTAGCATCCCCAAATTTTTGGGTATGTCTCTGCATTCCGGTTGCCATCATGTCAAGATTGGTAATATCGGCATCGGCGCGGCGGGCAATACTTAGCAATACATCTGGTGGGAATGTCTCATCACCACTTGCCATGCGAATCAATTGTTGACCGCCAACCGTATCTAATGAGCCACCAACGGCTTTAATGTTTGAAATCTGGACATTAGCCAAGTCTTTAGATAATTGTTTATATTGTGGGTCACCGATAATATCCGAAAATTTCCTTTTAATTGCACCACTTGGCCCAGTTTCAGGAAAAAAAGCATCCGCTTTTATTGCTTCTGCATTTTTAACCACTTCTTGTAAATTACGCCGTGCCGTTGTCAATTCAGACTGACGCTGCACTAAACCATTTCGGTATTGGCTGCCAGCGGCGCGGTCTGTTTCTTCTTGCGGGAGCGCGGCAAACGGTACGCCAGCTTGACGCACAGGATAAGCCAAAGGCAAACGACCCGTATCTGGCTGCACCATTTGCGATGTTGGACTAACTACAGGTACTGGTCCAGCTGCCGGAGCGGCTGCTGGTCTTGATTGAATAGGAGCCGTCATATCTGCTGGGGTTACGCCTGCGGGCGCGGTTTGCGGTGCTGCGCTAGGCAATTCCAACGGACTTATAGTACCAGGACCTTTGCGGAATAAGTAAGGTTGACCACCTAATGAACCTATTTCTGGTGTTTGTAATTGTTGCTGGCCAGCTGGTCCAATCTGAGATTGGATTACATTGTCAAAATATTGCCCAAGTTTTCCTGGATTTCGTACCGCAATTGCGTTGCCCATGCGCATTAAATCGTCTACTCGTTTTTCAGGAATTCCAATAGCCACGGCCTTTGCGCGGATTTCTGACATAGCTTCTATGGCTTGATCTGCATTTCCACTATTAATTCTTGGGTCGTTTCGGTAACCGCCAACTAAAGACATAATCCCCGCAGTTTGGTCTTTATCTAAAGAAAACTGGGATTGCTGCGTTTGAGTACGAGCTTGTTGGACTAACTCAGGAAATATTTCTTTCTCACGCTGATACGCTTGCGCACCGCGAGCCATGTTAATCATTTCCGGCAATGTCATTGTTGTCGGTGGTTTAGCACTTAAGGAGATGTCTGGTTTTATATTAATTGCCATGATTAGTCTTTACTTTCCTAATTAAGCGGGAGAGCCGTAAGTTGTTGGTAATCCAATTCCTGGTGTATACATTGGTGGAATATTTCCATAATTTCCGTATCCAGCCATACTAGATGGTGGCGTTACTGCTGCGCCCGATGGTCTCATAAAAGAATTTAACATAGCCAAATTGCTTAAATTTCCAAGCGCTCCACCATACGCATTTGCTGATCCAACAGTACCGGCTGCTTGTGCTGCCGCTTGTCCAGTAATTAATCCGGTTTGTCCAGCTGCAAAATTTTGTGCTGCATTTACTCCAGTATTAACCGCATTTTGACCCATGCCAGCAATATTGGCTAAAGTGTTATAAATGTTGCCACGCTCAGTTTGAAAACGATTAAATGCATTGCCATACTCAGTAGAAGCTAAGTTTTGACCATAATCAGTTAGGGCGCGCAAAGTATTACCGCTTATTGCCCCGCCACCAATGTTGGCTAAACGCTCTGTAGCTTGAGTTCCTAAGCGCTGGCGAAATGCCATGCTTGGGTCTAAATATTGGCCAAATTGCTCAGGTCCAAATTGAGAAGTTAAAAACGGTTTCATCCGCTCAATGTCTTTAAGAGCGGTATATCCTTGTTCTCTGTATGGAGTTAAATCCTCTCTTGATTGTGCATACATGGCTTGCTCTTGAGCCATGGCACGGTCAGCTGCGTTTGCTTGAGTTTGTGCCGCACTTTTAGCGCCCTGGGCAGATAAATAGCCGCTACCAACTGTGGCAACGGCTGCAATAGTACCGGTTACTGGATCAGGCATTCTCAAACTCCTTTACATAATCTTCATAAGTCTCGCCATACAATTTGGCAACATACTCAGCAGCACTTGCTGCCCCATCAAATCCGTGGACTAGGCGCACTACCTCCAAAATTAAGTCGTAGTACGCTGCCCGCCACATATAGGCCTTGTGTAATTGTTCTCTATTATCTTCCAATTTGTTAGCGCCAATCCACTTCAAAATGAGAACACTTACCAAAGGCAACAAATTATGTGAATTAGCTTGAAAAAAATGGTTTTGGGGCAATTCCACCATAACCTGATAAATTACTTTTTCTTTTTGTTTTGGCTCTACTGGATCGTCATCGCGCCAATCATCTAACCCTTGAATAACCCAAAAGAAATCTATAAGCCACTTTTGCGCAGCTAACGGCAAATTAAGAGGGGCAAGTAATTGTTCGGTCATGGGTTGTAGTAAGGAATTCGTTTAGATTCGCCGTTGACCGTAACCTCTATAAATCCCTCTGGATTTGCAGGCAAGGTAGCCGATCCGGCCGTAGCCGTAGATGCGCTAGAAAAGTTTAAAAGGTTTAGCAAAAACAGCTGCCACGCACGGGTTGGCCGTCCCGTATTATCAATTAATGGGCTAGTTGGCAGCCGTTGATTTTGCGGTGTAGTCATTAGTTTTCTCCAGCTTCCGCCTTTAAGTTTGCTGAAACAATAACTGCCTTGACGGGGTCAGAAATAGAAACCTCAAAAACCTTATCACGGGAAAACCCTAACCGCCGCCAAATAGCACGATTTAGGTATTTTCCTTGTTTTCCAATGGTTGTCCAATATTCATTAGACCAAGTTGATCCGCCATCATTAGACCAGCGCAACATAGCTTGCGGGTCCTCACCTTGACCAGTAGATAATCCAACTCCTGGTTGGAACTGAATCTGTAATTCATGGAAATACTGGCGCTGCAGGTCGCTTGTAATGTGTGGGGCTCTGCGAATTCGGCGAATTGGCTGACCATCGTCTGTGTAATAGCTGCGGCTTAACTGATAAATCTTGCCGTTTTGATAGTCTCCAACCAACACTTGCTGGTTAAAGAATGCGCAACAATTACCGCGGTGGCGCTCGTATTCGTTCTGATTATTACGGTACAACCATTTATGCCATAAGCCGGTTGTATTGTCATATGCCCAAGTTAAGCCGTTAGTTCCAATTGAGGGAAATGTCACCACATAGACCTCATGGCCTTCAAGCTGATAGGTCCACGCTATCGCATTAGACACATTCTGATTTACTAGGGTTGTTTCTACCGCATGGGTTGATATTCTTTCAGGAAAATATCCATTCATGCGCACGACCATTGCCTCACCGCGATTGTTTTTGGACACATACGCAAACGAATTACCCATTCTAGACATAGAATATTGCGCTGCAATACCTTGCTGGGTGGATGTGCCAGGAATACGAGTAAAGGGAAATGGCACCGCGCCCGAATTAATCCAGACTTCGGAGGACATCTCACCTAACAAATAGACTTCTCGGCGGTCAACAATAATCGACACTAAATCATCTGGTGAGCCATCTTTACTAGCAAAAGATAACGGGTCGGTACTTGGGCTCAATAGGTCTGAGGCTGCCCAAAGCTGCGAATCTGGTTTGTTGTAAACAAAGTAATTATCGGTAATATCAACCGTTCCACCGCCTTGAAATGCGCCATCATTAGCAGGCAAAACAGTCCAGTTT